CTCCTGTTAGTGATTTACTTTCAACTCTTGTTATAATATCAGTATGAATATTTTTTACACTAATAATAGTAGATTGAAGAGTTTCAATATCTCCAGTTGATTCAAATATTCTTGTAGCATCTGTAGTAACAAGTCCCTCATTTTGTGCATTAAGTGCGCTACTTGTAAGTCTGAATACCTTTTTACCTACATCAAATTTTGGTGTGGTTATATCATTAGGATTAGGAATAAAGAAAGATCCAAGTAAGTTTCCTACATTGTCACTCTTAAGTCTTACTGCATCAACAGTAGCTTGAGCATTGGATGTTTGTCCTACCAATTTAAGATTTCTTTCAATATATCCAAAGAAAGTATTATCTGATTTAGTAGATAAAGTATCTAAATCTACATTCAGAAGAACAGATGTTGAAGAATATAATTCTGGAACATCAACTATACCAGAAGCTCCAATTGTTCTGATAGATGCTCCAGTAGCCCTAGACTCTCCTGTCACTGGATCAATGAATACATTAGGAGTAATTGTATCTATTATGGGTCTTCTCTCTTCAAGAACTAATCTTGCTTCATCTTGTACTAATTCTGAAGTACCAAAAAGAGTAGTAAATTGATAGTATGGGTTAGGTCCATATGTTTGTGTAGGAGCATCAAAAGGTCCACGTTTATGATTTGATTGCGCTAATCTAAATCTAATTAATTCTTTTCCATCATTATTAGTTCCAATGACAGTCTCACCTACTTGGAAAGTTCCTGTCTGCATTGAAATTTCAACAAGTTTTGGAATAATATATTTTGCTACATCTTGACCATCAAAAAATGCATACATTTTAGTAGCAGGTCTTAAAGTTTTAGCATCAAATTTAATATTTCTAGACCTCATATAAGCAGCTATTTCTGTATTAATAACTTTAGGTCCCTCATTAATGGTGCTAAATGTTTCTCTAAGAAGTTGCTTAGATCCTTTCCTAGTAGAAGTTCCAACCCTCCTTTGTTTTGTAGTTGTAGTTTGTACTTTATTATTACCTTGCCATGATGAACTAGTAGAAGTAGATACAGTTTCAGTTCCTGTCCAATTGTCATTCCAAGAACCCCAAGTTACTGGACCATAACCAGTTCTAGAATCAAATCCAGAAGCATCCAATTGTTCAGTTGATTCAGTATAAGTAGTAAGATCTTCATGCTTAGCTTCCAATATAACTTGATTTACCCATACTTCAGATGATGGAAGTAAATCTACAGTTCCACCATAATAACTTACAAGATATGGAGTAACATTTTCTACTCTTGTAGCATAAGGTTGATCAATATATACAACATCATCATAATCTAAAGTTAAACATCTACCAGTTTTTCTAATTCCATTTGCACTATTCAAATCTACCTGTAGATCAAGTTCAGTAGTATATGGAGATGGTCTAAGTTCTCCATTTTTATAATCAATAGAATTTTTTACTATAGTAGTTTTTATTTGATTTTCTGTATTTGAAAAATCATCTACAAAAAATCCAGATTTAAATCTATTCAAACCATCACTATCAGTGATTTGCATATTTAAAGTATCATTCTCTAATAAAGTTAATGATGTATAGAATTCTAAATTCTCAATTCTCTTTTCAAGTCTATTGATATCACTCATCTGATATCTCTTATATTTCGCAAGACTAATGCTTGCCTGATTTGTATTATACAAATACGCAGGTAATTTAATAGCAGCAACTTCCAATGCCCCATCAATAGGAACAGGGAATTCTGGAGTCTCAGCTGGAACTCCTTTTACTAATTGGAAAGTTCCATCTTTAGATAGATAAATTTTATCAAATCTAGGTAAATAGAAAGAATAATCCAACAATATAGAACCATCAGATGCTAAAATATTTGCAGCTGAATTTCCATCACCATCAAAAGATCTACCCAAAAATTCAAAAGGAGATCTTGAAGTTCCTGAAAAATCAGTAACTCTGGGTCTTATATCAATAATATCACTTACTCTATCATCATTAATTGTATGTAGATTTTTATAATCAAAATTCTTATAAGAATTTATAGTAGTAATATCTCCAGTGTCTGCTGCAGAAAAATAAGCAGATTCAAATACGATACTTATTTGTTTAGATGGTGCATCATATTCAGATTTTCTTATTATTCTACCAAAATCATAAATAGTACCTCTTTGACCATCATCATAACTAAATTCATCAGTTATATTGTTAGAACCTACAGCAAGAACATCTACTGTGGCAGTAATACCAGACTCTTCAAAAGTAACTGTTTCTCCAACCTGCAAACTATAATCATTTAACAAAATATAATTAATAGCACTGTCTGTATTTTTACTAACATAAATTGCGCAACACTGACTTGTATCTCCAGTAAATTTCTCTCCAATTAACAAATCACCTGTTTTTGCAGTATCACTATTAATAGAAGATAAAGTTAATACTGGTAAACTTGGAGCGCTAGCATTTGATGATTCATATATTCCATAAATCTTAGTTACATCAGGAGTATTTAAAGAGATCTCCTCATCTTGAACTCTAGTTCCATAAACTGTACCATAGGTTAGTCCATCATTTAAGGTAGTAGTTCCAATTCCAGATTGAGAATCTTTAGAATTTGCTATTGTTAAAATATTAATCTTTTGCTTTTCTTTAATTTTCTCTCTTACTTTTACTTTTCTAAGAGTTGCAATAAGTTTAGCAGGACCAGATCCAGATAAACCACTAACTGTTACTGTAGTAGACCCAGTATTGAACTCAAACTTATCTGCTGATAAAGGTTCTGTAGTTCCATCAGTTCTTATTAAGAGATAATCTTCCTCATCATAAGGCAAAAATGTTTGATTAGCATCACCACTACTAACAGCACCAGTTGTGTTACTAGCAATAGTTACATCAAATTGTCTTCTTATTGTTATATGAGAATTTGTCAAATCTACATTAGAAACATTATCTTTAGGTAACTTTGTATATAAGTTATTATCTGAAGAAGATTGGAATTGAGAAGATAATATCTTAAAATTTGATGGATTAATAGTAGTAGAGGGAAGACCACCATCACATATTCCAGTGACACTACTAACTCCAGCAATAGTTAAAGAATGTTGTGATACACTTTCAACTCTTGCATAAGAAACAGTGCTTTTTCCTGGATTTGTATACTCTACAATATTTCCAACAGTAGCAATTCCAACAAAGAATTTAGTTGGATCTGTAAAAGTAACTGTACTGATACCTGCAGAAGCACCTGATGAAGGAGGATTTGTTATATTAACTTCTCCTATATTAGAAAATACGCTTAATTTAACATCAGCATTAAATGTACTTGCAGTGCTTACAGTTCCATTAATAGATTTAATATCACTAGTAGTATAGGATGTAGATCCTACTGAAATATTACCACTGTCTATTCCATTAAAAATAAATTGCTCTCCAGTAATGAATTTACCTTTAGTATTATATAAAGTAACATCCGTTGAACTAGTTACAGCACTTCTTAAAAATCCAGTAGCTCCACTAGACTTTCCTTTAACATGAGTAGGAACAGCAAGTGTTGCTGGAGTATTTAAAGCTACTTTTGTATATGTTTGAATATCATATAATGCAATATCCCATTCATTCTCACTAGGATTAGAAGTATTATAAGATCCAGCTTCTAATGCAAAATCATATACACGTGCTAATCCAATTTCAGCACCAGCAGCTGTAGTTGCTGCAGCTCCTATTCTTTGATCTCTTAAACTTACTGTATAATCAGTTCCTATTCCTAAAATAGGAGATCCAGAAACTCTATTTAAAGTAAATGTAGGTCCAGTAACATAATTAAGACTTTGACCCTCTAAAAGTTTTGTAGTTCTGGGTTTGTCAAAATCTAAAAAAGTAGGAGTTACAGTTTCTACATCATATCCTTCAACATAAGCTTTTCCTGGAGATAATCTATAAGTTGCTAAATCATCAGAAGGAACATTGTTATTATAAGTTACTTGTGAGGAATTAAAAATTCCATTATTTCCTTGATAATTATTTAATGTTTCTCTAGCAGTAAGAGAAAATGGTTTAACATAATAATTACCTGATTCATCAAATGTTCTCTTAGCTAATTCATTTCCTAATTCATTATAATCATTTTCTTGGCGTACATAAACTAAATTACCATCCCTAACCTCCATCAAATCTATAAAATTAGATGGTTTTGTTTCATCTATAGGTATAGCTTTTAATCTTACTTCTATACTTAATCTATCAGCACCTGGAGCAGTGTAATTGCTATATCCAGCAGCATTATCATTTAAAGACTCATCAGAATCAGAGTTTACAATACTTTCTCTAACTTCTAATCCAACTTTAGCATCAACCTCACTATAGTAAGGACTTATAATAACTGTTTGTTCAGGGACATCTACAAAATATCCTCTTACAAAATAAATTCCAGCAGATAAGACAACTGCAGCTCCTACAGATGAAGCACTTTCTGGGATAGTTTGAGCAATTGGTTGACCTGGTTGGAAAATTAAATTATTACGTGTGGATAGTACATCACCATCTAGTAATAAACTTTCTCCATCAGAAAATTCTATATTGCCTTCACCACCAGTATTTAAATATGCAATAAACAATACATAAAAATTACTTTTAGTAGGAAGTCCAATATATGATTTTATTTGAGCTTTAACTCCAGAATTACTACCAATTACAAATTTACCAACTAAATCAGCCAAATATGTTTGTACATCTATTCCTTCATTTGATATTTCAATTGCAACTGAAGTATAAGCACCATTAAATCTAACACCACCTCCAGTAACAGAAGCTCCATCCTTAAATATATGACTACCAAATTTTTCAATCTGATTTTGAAGTATAGATTGAATTCCTGTTAGTTCACGTGCTTGTACTGGAGTTCCAGGTTTAAATAATATTTTACAGTAACTACTATTAGAATCAAAATCGTCAAAATAAGGAGCGACGTTTAAATTGGTTTCCTGTGGCATGATTCTTTAGAATTGCAAAATGACTTTGATATCTTCTCTTTGGTTAGCAGACCTAGTAATAGAAGGTCTGTTATCAACATATATTATATTTCCAGAGTATTTCTTAACTTCAGGATTAGAAACTCCTTGAGTAAAACTCTGTCCAAGGTAATATGTTCTATTATTTATTACTGTACTTATACCAGGATCTCCAGTGTCTCCAAAATTAGTATCTATTCCTAGAGTACTTTCATTACTAGCAATATTAACATTTCCTCCAGTATCTGGATTTGCTGTAAATCTATTAAGAACAAATCCATAAGTAGGGTCTGTTCTTAGAGTTCCATCGCTATTAAATCCAACTAAACTTTTATCTTGCCAATATTTTAAAATACCTGTAGATTGATCATAAGAAGCAACTCTACCAACAGCAGTAGATCCCACACCAATAGTTTGAGTAAATTCGCTATCCAAATTAAAGGTAGCAGTTGTATAACCAGCTCCAACTAATTTTAAAGCATAAAGAGCACTAGCTTTAGAAAGTTCAAGATTTGAAGTAGAATCAAAAGCTTGTGGATTCTCAATAATTCCTATTCTAGCAATTTGATTTCCTGTAATAAAATCAGGATTTTCAGCATCATTTTCAATCCTAGAATAAATCAAAACATTACTTGAACACAATTCTCTATAGATATCTGCTCCATGACCACCTTGAGGTGGAATGATAACATTAAACACAGGAGCAGTAGTTCCAGTAGGAACCCCACCAGATGCTAAATCTAGAGTACCATAAGTATAACCAGTTCCACCTTTAGAAATATCTACAGATTCTACTTTTGCATCATTATTAATAACTATAGTTGCTTCTGCTCCACTACCATCCCCATTAATAGGAACTCCTGTATAGGTTCTATTAGCAGTTCCTATTCCAGCTCCTCTATTAACAATGGTAACAATTTTTAATTGACCACTACTAGATGCATTATCTCTTACTGGAGCATTTTCTGTACTTGTTTCCCAATCATCTGGAACTGGAATAAACTTAGTAGAATCAAATTTAGTAATTTCAGTTGGTTTAATAGTATAAAGATATTTCCAAATATATCCATCACCACTATTACCTGCTGCTTTAGGTTCAAGGTCTGTAAATGTAGGTTGATCTAAAGATGGTCTACCAGAAGTATTTTCTGGATTTGTTCCATTCTGAAGACAAATATAAACTTTAAAATCTTCATTTACTACAAAATATTTTGATGCAGATAAACTAGTTGCACCAGATGGTTTTGCTATATTGGTTCTACTAATATCACCTCTATACATATCATAAGTTACACCTGAAGTCCAAGTGTGTTTATTCACCATTCTACGTATATCAGAAGTTGTAATCTTCTTCAACGCTACCATAGTATCCCAATAATCATCCTCCTGATCAAAACAATCTTTTGGAGAAGGAGGATTAGCATTCCATGTAGAGGAATAACTAGTAGCATTAGGTAAACC